GGTGATAAACAAGGCTCCTGATAACTTCTTCACTCTTATAGGTAAACTTATAAATCTTGGAGGTTGGGCATTAATATTAGTACTGGTAGTGCCGATGGTTTTAGGTTGGGTATTGCCCGGACCATTAGAAAGAAAGCAAAAGCGGTAGCCCTTGCTGCGATTTTTATAGTATCTACAGCCCAAGCTGACTTATACGGAGTACGATCCAGTTTCCTGACAGCCACCGACACTACGAAGTGGACAGACAGATTTGGAATGAGTCTGCTCTACCTAAGTGATGGGTTTGGAACAGAGCAAGAGCGTGAACATTATAAGAGTATTTTGCTGGGCAATGGCGATACACACATAGATTTATACGTCAGGGCTAAGACAGGCGGTTATCATGGTATAACCGTGGATGGTTATGCTAACCAAAGGCCCAGATTACAGGAGTTAAATGCATCAGGATTAAAGCCTGTAGCATGGTTGACGGGGGAAGGCAGGCAGGGGGATAGTCAGGAGCCTCTGAGCGACACCCTTGCTTTCATTGACCACTACATTAGAACCAACGATGATCTAGTGTCCGGTTATGTTGTCTGCCTAGAATGCGATGAGCAGTACACCGCAGCAGAAGTAAACGCAATGGTCGCAAAGGTAAAAAGCTTGACCGATAAACATGTTGCTGTTCATCTAGCCCCTGGTGTTGGCGGGATGTACAGAGATACAAATTACTACAACGGTGCAGATTTTATTTACCTACAGTTTGGGGATCACCTATCTGGCGATTACACGGCTGACACCGAGATGGCGGTTGCAATGCTCAAAGAAGCGCTCAAGTTAGGATTGCCAGTGGTTGCTAATGAGTATTCACTTAAATCAACATCAGATCAAGCAAGAGCATTGGGAGATCGTTTATGCGCGGAAGGGGCGGCAGGAACTTCAAACGGAAGAAGCGTTATCCCATGTGGGCAAAAAAAACAGAAGGAGAAATGGTACAAGGAGTACGAAACGGAGGTGATCGTTTCTGGAGTCGTGATAGCCGCCCTCTACGCCGTATCAAGATACGACCTACCACTCCAGTTGAGAGCAACGGAAGAAAGCTATCAGATTGGCGCGGTGAAGAAGATTACCAAGAACCAGTCGATAGGTTTGAATTATAGAGATGATGGAACAGTAATAGCCCACTATAGGATTGAATTTTAATGGTAATCAAACTAACTTTAAGACAGGCAGAAGATAGAATACTTAAGGGTGGGAAAAAATAAATGGCAACAATTGTATTAAGAGAAGACAAAGGAAGTCCGCTTACTTTCGACGAAGCGGATGCCAATTTCAACAATCTAAATAATAATAAACAAGAAGTTGTTCCAAATCTTGGAACAGTAGATACTATTAGCTCTACAACAGATAAGCTAATGTTTTATGATACTTCTGTTGGTGTCTCTAGAGCTATATACCCTAAAGATATACAGCAGTTTGAGAATAGAACTTTAATAGTAAAGTGTGTTGCTGATGGCATAGGGCCTACTGTTGGTAATGGGGCAACCCATGTTACTATACCATCTACTCTTGATGGAAAAAACTTGCTTTCTGCTAACGCTCATGTTTATACTGTGGGAACTGGTGGGAGTATAACAAATGTCCAAATACATAATTTAACTGATGCACAGGATATATTGTCTACTCCCATAACTATTGACCTTAATGAAAAAGATTCTAGCACCGCTGCTACCCCTCCTGTGATTAGTGGAAATAATAATGTTTCTACAGGAGACGTTCTCAGGATAGATGTAGATGCAGTAGCTACTAACACTTTAGGTCTTGAGGTAAGAATGGTATTTACAGCAGCGTGAGTATTGTGATTGTAGACAAACAGAGAGGCTAGTTAAATGCAGGCACTGCAAATGGGGGTTAATTCAGAACCACCAGCTATAGAAGTAAAAAAATTACGCCCTATACCAGAAATAATTTGTGGCGTTAATGAAGATAAAGATAAAATAAGGGACAACATAAGAATAAATATAAAAAGAGGGTTGTCACAAGTAAGGCCGTATGAAACTCAGTGGGAAAAAACTATAGGCATTGCGCTTGGTGGCCCCACATTAAAGGATACTTTTCCCGATCTATTAGAAAAACGACAAAACGGAATGCCTGTAATTACGGTTAATGGTTCTCATAAATATTGTATGGATAATGGTCTTACTCCTTCAGGAATGGTAATGCTGGATAGCAGGGAGTTTAATAACAGATTTGTTTATCCATTAGTTGAAGATTGTAAATATTTTATTTCATCTCAGTGCCATCCTTCTGTATTTGAAAATCTTAAGGATAATAAAGTATGGATATGGCATTGCGCTGGAGATGACAATTTTGATCTTTTAAAAGAAGAGTACGGAAAAGAATACTATCCGATAATGGGGGGCGCTACAGTTGCGTTGAGAGCCGTTCATTTACTAAGGATGTTAGGATTTCATAAGTTTGAAGTGTATGGATTTGATAGTTGTATTATGACAGATCACCATGCTTATGATCAGCCTGAAAATGATGGTGAAGGCGTTATAGATGTCACAGTAGCTGGAAGAGAGTTTACTTGTACTGCGGCGAATTACCATCAGGCAAAAGAGTTCGTTGATATGATTGCTAAAACAGGCGAACATTACGATTTGGCTGTGCATGGAGATGGTCTTATTTCACACATCATTAAAAATCCAAATTCATTAAAAATTAAAGAGGAGGTAAATTAAAATGGCCGCTACTGCTTGGAGTTTTTACAATTCCTTTAGGGAATACATAGGCAACGGTCAGTTCGATCTAGATGGTACAAGTGTTGGTTTCTATATATCACTTCATACTAGCGCAGGAAGCGCTAATGTAAATAATGCAGCTTTATCTACATATGCTTCACTTGCTAGTGAGGTTGCTAGTGGTAATGGTTACACAACTGGAGGCGCATCTGTTACGGCCCGTACATGGGCTTCTGTTGCGACTGATAAGTATCGTTTTGATTCAACTGCTGTTGTATGGACCGCTACTGGCGGAACAATTGCGAATATTAAATACGCTGTTGTTTATCAGTCAGGTGGCAAATTAGTTTGTTTTTCTAAACTGACTACATCTCAGTTTACTTTAGCAGAAGATAACACGCTTACTGTTACTCCAAGTTCCAGTGGCATATTTGAATTAGCATAGGAGGCTATTATGGGACTAGAATCTGCAACATATATTAGCGAATTAGACTCGGCTAATCCTACTGCTACCGACCCGATATCGCAGGGCGACGATCATTTGCGTCTTATAAAGGCTGTTTTGAAGAACCAATTTAGTGGTCTTTCTGGCACTACTGCTGTTACAGCGGATGGTGCAGAGATGAATCTGTTAGACGGCTGCACAGCTACTACTACTGAATTGAACTATCTTGATATTACAACGCTAGGTCAATCAGAAGAGTCTAAAGTATTAACAGCAGACGCTAATGGAGATGTTACGATTGAAGATGGAGCATATGACTTTGATGTTGCTTCTCATGACGGAACAAATGGGTTGAAGCTTGGTGGTACATTAGTTACCTCATCTGCTGCTGAACTAAATAAATTAGACGGAGTAAACGTTACCAGTACTGAAATAGACTATAATGATGTTACTACTTTAGGAACTGTTCAAACCTCTAAGACGGTTACTGCCAGTGCTGCCGGTCTTGTTAATCACGCTGATTATCAAGTTCAAAGGCCATACTTTTTAGATATTGCTGAGACTACAAATGCTATCGGGTCAATTGGTGGTGGCACTCAAGATATCGACATTACCAGCGGTAATGTTGTTACTGGAACTGTTGACACAAGTACAACTACATTTACTTTTAGCAATCCATCGGCAACAGGCAGGAGTTGTTCTTTTCTGCTTATTCTAACCAATGGTGGATCACAAACTGTAAACTGGCCCGCCGCAGTTGATTGGCCCGCTGCAACTGCCCCTACATTAACTACTAGCGGAGTAGATGTTATTGTCTTTACGACGCTGGATGCAGGAACCACCTGGTACGGATTCTCTGCTGGGCTGGCGATGGCTTAGGAGATATATTATGCCTATAGGAGGAAGCAAAATTGGATTTTTCGGGGCTGGTGCTGGTGACTTAAATTATTGGGGCGATGGCTCTGATGGCGCTTTTACCAGCGATGGTTCAGATACCCAAACTGTCCAAAATAAAAATGGGTCTTATGATGGAGATATACTTGTTAGAAATTATACTAGCATGAATATTCAATCAGGACACACTTATACTGTAGATCAGCCTTGTAGAGGCATGTTAATATACGTTGATGGTGATTGTACCATAGCAGGAACATTGACCATGAGTGCTATGGGGGGCTTGGCTGACCCAACCGCTTCTGGAGGTTCAGATAGTTCGGCGGCTAACGCTAACGGTCTTCAACTTGGTTTTATAAAAGATGGATCAACTGATACTCTAGCATCTCCTACGTTTGCAGGCGGTGGAAGCCCTGCTGTATCTGCTGTAGCCAATCATCCAGCAGTATCTAGTGATGGTATTAATCTACAGATTTCTCGAATCGGTGGTACGGGAGGTGGTGGAGGAGATGCAAACTCTAGTTGGATGGGAAGGGGTGGGGCAAACGGCTCTACAGGCGGAACCACGCTTTCTACTGGAGGAGGTGGCGGAGGCGACCGGACCGGAGGTGGATGCGGTGGCGGAGGCGGGTCAGGAGGTAAAGGAGGTTGCTTTTCTGGCGGTCCCGGCGGAGGAGGTGGGCAAGGCGATCCCGGCGGAAATCCAGCCCAAAATTTTGGAGGTGGTGCAGGTGGAAATGCTGGTCCAGAAGGAACTGGCGGAGGTGGCGCAGGAAACCCCGGTGGGACAGCAAACGGTGGTGGCGCTGGCGGTGATGGGGTTGGTGGTATAATATATCTTATTGTTAAAGGTGATTTAACCATAACTGGAACAATATCTGCCAATGGAACTGATGGAGGTTCTGGCAACGCAGCCGGCAACGGTTCTGGCGGTGGCGTTATATTTTATGTATATGCCGGAACCCTATCTAATAGCGGAACTATAGAAGCAGAAGGTGGCGATCCGGGAAGAGGGGATAACACTCGCGGTGGCGGTGGAGAAGGAGGAACTTATGGAGTACAAGTTGACCAGTAAGACTTCTCTTTTTGGGTTTCCTTATTGCGTTAAAGATATTAACATAGATAAAATTAACGCAACCTACACTCCAAATAGAATTTGGTATTCTAATACTTTAAGTTCTTATAGGGGTGTAACAAATACTGACCAAGAAAGTGTTTCTTACATTATGAGTAATGTTAAAGAATTTACTGATAGTGTAATTCCGTTTGAGTATAAATTAAAATTAGTTAGTTTTTGGGCTAATGAGTATTATGAAAAAGATTTTCAGGAAGCCCATTTGCATGGTAATTCTGATTTCTCTTTTGTTATTTTTAAAAAAATAGGGAAAGCAAACGGACTGTTATTCTTTTCTCCAGCATACGACTTAGTTCAAACGAGTTCTCTTTGGCAGGATAAGAGCATAAAGTTCAAGGATACTGTCGAATGTGATGCTAAAGAAGGGCAGATCGTTATTTTTCCTTCTATATTAAGACATATGGTTTTACCTAATAAGGAAAAAGAAGTAAGGATAACTTACACAGGTAATGTGCAGATAATATATAAAAACAAAACTGTGAATGGTGTGGAAGAAAATGAGTCTGGTATTGACCTGTCTATTATGAAAGAAGAATACTAATTTTGGATTATATTAATTTTAATTATGATTAATAGATCAATCAATATGTTCAATGTTCCGCTCTTTCATTTTTCTCTAGACTGGAACGAAGAGATAAAAGGAAAAATTATTAAGAAGGCTATTTTGGATAGGCCCGATTATCAATGGAAAGACCTTGGCGTATATACAGATTATTCTAATACGTTACCAACATATTGTGAATATGTATTATCTGTTCTAGAAGTCGCATTGGATAAATTTTATAAAGAAATAAATATGCGGCTTAAAGTTAAGGACATGTTTTATCAACTTTACAAAAAAGGTTGTTACCATTTAGTTCACAATCACGGTTCTATAGGGTTTTCAGGGATTCTTTTTGTTTCGTTTAATGAAAATTTGCATACAGCCACTCGTTTTTATTCCCCATTTAATAATTTTATAGACGGCTCAGTTATTGGATATAGGCCAGTTGTAAAAGAGGGTGATTTATTAATATGGCCCTCTAGTATTTTGCATGAGGTTGAAGTCAATCATAGTGAAGAAGAAAGGATTATAATATCCTTTAATTTAATAAACTAGAGGAGAGTAACATCAAAATAGAATTTATACGTCATATATACGACATGCAGTATGGACTGCAAAGGGGAATGACTGTAGGTAATTTAGTTAGGGGGGCCGCTCCAGAACCAAAACCTGCTACAAAGTTTCTGCCTAAATGGTGGAGAGAGGCAAAGGGAATTTCGGATAGCGAAGGAAGACCCATGAGCCTTAGTGATAAACCAAGTGGTTCTGAATATGCCGCAGGCGCATCGGCGGCTGATTTTAATCTAACCTTTAAAAGGTGTGTTCCATTTATGGAAGCAATGAGTATAGGTTACATTTTACCGTTGCATTTTGATTTAATTATAGATCAAAAAGAAGATGGTAATTATGAATGGGTTTCTAGAGCAGATGAGCAATTAGGAATGAGTTCTCCTAATCAAATAAAAGAGATTCCTGAATGGCCTGATCATACTACTTTAGGATTAAGGATTAATAATCCTTGGGCAGTAAGAACTGAACCCGGAGTTTCTTGTTTATTTATTCAGCCAATGAATAGACCAGACTTAGAATTACAAGTATTCAGCGGAGTTGTCGATACAGATAAGTATACAATTCCTGTTAATTTTCCATTTTCAATAAAGAAAACAGATGGCCCAAGCAGCAGAATAATAGAAATAGGAACTCCATTGGCCCAAATTATCCCATTCAGAAGGGAGGACTGCAAATCAAAGACTTTTGATTTAGACAGTAAAACTGAAAAATCTATGAACAAAGAGTTCGGCGGAATTATGAGCAGAGTTCAAAATTATTACAGGAGTTTATACTCTAGGAAAGAATACAAATGATAACGTATAGATGGTTTAGAAACGCATTATCAGAAGGCGCTTGTGATTTGTTTAGAACTCTTGGAGAAAGTAAGGATTTAGAAGAGGCGCTCACTAAGCAGGGAGTTTCAAAATATAGAAATAGTAAGGTATCGTTTTTCAATAGTGTTGAAACTAAAATTGTTCAAGATAATGTCATGCCTTATCTAAATGATTGCAACGTTAATTGCAAGTGGAATTTTGAATTAGATTTTTTAGAAGACGCACAATTCACAACTTATTATTCATCTGATAGTCTAAAAAAAATAGATTTAGCATCATCCAAGTTACCATCTGACAATTATAAAGATGGTTATTACGATTGGCATAAAGATTGGTGTTGCCGTGATTGTTCAAGAGACAAGGAAGGAAATGAGTCACCTCTTAAAGGCCCTAGAAAATTAAGTTGTAGTATTTTATTGTCCTCCCCGGATGAATATGAAGGAGGACAATTTAAAATTAATAACGGAGATATTTCTAGGCTTGAGGATGGCGTATTTCTAAAAAGTGATAATGCTAACATAGCAAATAAAGGTGATATGGTTGTTTTTAGATCAGATATTTTTCATAGGGTTTCGCCCGTAACTAAAGGAGTAAGGAAGTCTTTGGTTCTATGGTTTTCTGGGCCTGAGTTTGCTTAATACTTTTGGAGAAAAAAAATGTACGCTAGAGTAGAAAACGAAGAAATAAAGGCCTACCCTTATGGGAGAGGGGATTTACGCCGCGATAATCCAAATGTCTCATTTCCAGAAGATGCTTTCTCTAGAGAGGATATTAGAGATTCATTTGGAGTTGTTGATGTTGTTCAAGTTGATAGACCATATAAAGTTGGTTACAAAGCGGTTGAAGTCACGCCTAAGTTAGTTAACGGCGACTGGATTCAGCAGTGGGATTTAGTATTAAAAGACGCAAATGAAGTTTCTCCCGAAGAAGTTACGGAAACACCCGAACCAAAACAAGACGGAAAAATTGCTGTTATTGGTGATCCTCTTTATGTGTGGGATGGCGATAAATGGACTAACAACTGGGTTCTTGAGGATTGTAATTATAGAGCGTCCAGATTAATTGAATATGGACACGTAGAAGAACAAATAGAGTACATTACGGAAAATGGTTTGGAAGCATGGCAAAGAAATGTCGATGAAATAAAGACTAAATACCCTAAATCATAGGTAATAGATAAATGTCTATTACTTCATGGACAGCTACAGGTGGTGACTGGCAAGACCCAGCATTTGAGCGCGCATGGGATGGCCCTGCTATTGCCCCAGCAAAAGGAGACCTAACTTTAAGTGGTTCTATTCCTGTTGGCAAGAAAGAGTTTTTCACGTCTCCCGGTGTTGCTAATCTTGAAATAGTTCAGTCTTATCAGTGGGATCAGCTAACAAGTTCTTGGATTAATTCTACTGGTGATTGGAGTACCGGACCCACGCCTCAAATGGCTGTTGGGACAAATACATCTGTTGATAAAGCAGACCTCACATTTACAGCTTACTCTCCAGATATTGGGAGAATGTACAAATTTGTAGTAAGCGCTCCGACTCTTACTCTAACAGGTAAAGTGCCAGCTAATGGGGAAGGGTTTGTAATTACTCCAGACAATGCCACTCTTACTCTTCTACAAACATATTCTTGGGATGACTACGGAGGAATTTGGTCTGCTGCTGCCACAAATTGGGATGCAACGTTTGCTCCTAGTGCTGTAGAAACCGGACAGAATCAACCAGATGCTGGCTCTTTAACCCTTACAGGGTCATCACCTGATTTTAGACTTTCTAAGCTTTGGTATGTTCCTTCTGGAAGTCTTGCATTAACTGGATTTGTTCCGCTATCGGTTTCAGGACACATATTTACTCCAGATAAAGGAGATTTAACTGGTCTTGAATTTACCAAATGGGCTGATGTTTCTGGAGGTTGGTCTAGCAGTTCAGATGCTTGGGATTTTGGAACGCTTGCTCCGGAGGCTGGTGTTACTTATACATTTACTATAGATGCGGCAGGAAATCTTGTATTTACTCCATATGATTTATCGTGGCCACAGATTGGGCAACCTAAATATATATCAGAGATAACAATTATATGAGCAAGAAAAATACAACCCTTAGCAAGAAAGATACGACTTTTAGCTGGAGCAACCTTTGTTATAAGACTGACCCTGAGTTAAAAGAGCCAGTAAAAACGTATGTTTTTAATAATGGCCAAAGAGTGTTTTATGGTCTAAGCAAGAAAGAAAAAAGGAAAGGATGAGATGTCTTTTGATATAGAAAAAGCAAACATATTTTCTTTAAAGGATCAAACATTAGCAAAAAATGTTGCAGAGATTTTAGAGAAAAAATACCCTGGTTGGTTTTGGGCCGTGAATGTTATGGATGGAGTTGTTGCTGTTAAGTCACTAAGACTATCTGGCAATTGGGGCTTTGTTATTCATGCCGATAAAATAGATAATGATTATAAATTAGTCGTTATGGCTGGTGGAGAGATATTAGAAAGATTCAAACAGCAGAGAGGCAAGTTTAATAACACCTTGTATAATGATTTAAATATGAGCAGGACAGGACAACTTGACGGAGACTACGCTGCATGAGCTTAATTAATCCACAGCCTCCTATAGAGGGATCAGAGGTTTTAAACGTAGACGATGACGAGTCTCTTCGTGAAGACTCTTGGCTTAGGATGGCTAGGAAAGCATATGAGGATTCTTCTGAATGGGTGGACGCTAATTTAAGAGGGCAATGGGAAAAAAGCCTTTCTTTATTTAATAGCAATCACCCGCCTGGGTCTAAGTATAATACTAATGCTTATGAAAAAAGGTCTAAATTTTTTAGGCCAAAAACTAGGACTGCAGTAAGGAATCTTCAGTCTGCAATGAATGTAGCATTTTTTACTAATGAGGATGTTGTAAGCGTAAAGCCTAGAAATCCTAATGATTCAATGCAGTCAGCTGCTGCTGTAGTTTCTCAATCGGTTTTACAGTACAGACTAACAAATACTATTCCTTGGTTTCAAACAATGTCGGCGGCTCTTCAGGATGCAGCGGTTCAGGGGTTGTGTGTAAGTCATCAATATTGGGATTATGAAGAAAGAGACGAGACTTATATTGAAGTTGGCCGTGATAACAAACCAGTAATAGACTATGAAGGAAATGAAAAAACAAGAAGCCAGGTAACATCTATAAGAGATAAGCCTGTCATAGAAATTATTTCTCCAGAAAATCTAAGGATTGATCCAGCTTCCGATTGGGCTGACCCGATAGAAAGTAGCCCATACGTAATACATCTTATTCCTATGTACTTGCAAGACATAAGACAGAAAATGGATTCTGGGGAATGGAACGAGTTAAGTGATGGTGAGTTGCTAACCACTACTAGCGATGAGGATGATAATACCACAAAGCTAGTAAGGGATGAGCCGAGAGAAGACCCGCTTGATAATGATGCTGGATATGGTGAGGTTCAGGATTATAAAATAGTCTGGGTTCATAAAAACATAGTCAGAAAGGAAGGGGAAGACTGGTGTTATTTTACAGCAGGAGTTAGCTATATGCTAACTGATCCAATTCCACTCCAAGAAATGTATCCTTGGTTGAGGAGCGGAGAAAGGCCATACGTAATGGGATACGCTAATATAGAAGCGCATAAGATTTATCCAGCTGGTACGGTTGAACTAACACAAGAACTTCAAGCTGCGGCTAATGATATATGGAACCAAAGATTTGACAATGTTAAGCTAGCTCTTAATAAAAGATACCATATAAGGCGTGATAGGAATATAGATTTGGACGCTTTGTTTAGGTCCGTTCCTGGTGGCGCGGTAGAGATGGATGATCCAGACCAAGACGTAAGAATTATAGAAACTAGAGATGTTACTGGTTCTGCGTATGCGGAACAAGATAGAATTAATATGGACTTTGATGAGTTACAGGGTAACTTTTCTACATCTACAATTCAAGCTTCTAGATCATTAAACGAAACTGTTGGCGGTATGTCTCTTCTAGCAAACAGCACAGGAAGTGTGATAGAATATGTGCTAAGAACGTTTTCTGAAACATGGGTGGAGAAGGTTCTTAAGCAAATGCTTAGGCTTGAGCAATACTACGAGACCGATCAAGTAATATTAGGAATTGCTGGTGAGGCTGCCCTAGAAATAAATGAACAAATGAAGGATGTTTCGGTAGACGATCTTCTTAAGTATGAAGTTTTACTGAAGGTTAATGTGGGTATAAATGCCACCGATCCATTAAAGAAGGTTCAGAACTTAATGATGGGCCTACAGACTTTGGCAGCTTTCCCAGGTATTGCGGAAAGAATTAATATACAAGAGGTTACTAAAGAAGTTTTTGGTCAACTTGGTTACAAAGATGGTGATAGGTTCATATCGTTTGAAGGTGATCCTGCTGTAGCAGAGATGCAAGCCCAGTTAGATGAGATGCAGGGAATCATTGAGAGCGAGCAGATGAAGCTTGAGAATAGAATTCAGGTTGAGCAGATGAAGCAACAAGGTAATCTAGAAGCAATGAACATGAAGACTGGGGCAGAGATTCGTAAGAAAGAAATAGATGCCCAGCTTCAGTATATAGATTTACAACTTAAACAAGAAGACGTAGCAACTAGGAGAGCTGAGTTAATGTTACAAAGAGAGGCGCTTATTAATCAGATAGCTGATGAAGAAATTAATAGGCAAGAGGAAATGTTAGATGAGGGACCTGTAGGTGTTATGGCCAGGAATGACTATAATAAGATACCCTACGCTGTGGGATGAGTATAGTGGAGTGGCCTCTTCAAGAGGTCAATATTACAGAAAACGTTTGCAAGAGTTGCGCTATATGCTGCGAGATAGAGCTCAAGCCTAATTGGAAAGAACCTAGGCAGATGGAGTGGTTACGGGCTATAGTAGGAAAGCATGATCATATTAAAGATACTGCAAAAGGAATAAGGATTCGGTGCTCTCATATAGAAGGTAATGATGAAATTGGATATAAATGTGGAATTTACAATGAAAGGCCACAGCTGTGCAGAGACTTTAATTGTGTTAGCTGGGCTAAAGTAAGCAACGATTTAGAGCAGTATAATAAAGTTATTAAAAAACTAGGGATGCTATAATGGACTACTATGATCCATTCGAAGTAGGGATAGATGATTTAGTAAAAAGAATAAGAGTAGGCAGGGACACTAGAGAGTTTCTTAATACGTCAATTGGTCAAGCTATTTTAGAAAAAGCCACCAATGAATATAAGGAAGGAATTAGAGAGCTACAAAAGATGTCTGAAACTAGGTGGAGTCTTTCTGCAGAAAAAGAGATTTTAATGTATAGGGGGATTAGTGATAAATTATCTTCTCCCATAAATATACTAAGGTGGTTAACCTCTGTAATTTCAACCGGAGAAAATGCAGAGACTATTTCAAGATATAAAACTTCCGGTGAATTAGAACCATAGGAACATAAAATGGAAAACGCTACCCAGACGGATGCGTTAGAAGAGGTCAAAGAAACTTCTGAAGACGCGCCTGTAGAAGAGAATAATTTAAATCCTTCTAATAGACAAAAGGCTTTAGAAGAAATTTATGACCGAAGGAGTAAAGAGATTATTGAAGAGGACCTTGCACTTGAAGAGTCCGAAGAAGAAGCACCAGATTCTCCTGTCTGGCACGATGGGGAAGGTTGGAAGACTAGGATTAAAGTTGATGGTGAGGAGATTGAAGTAGATTTCAATTCTTTAAAAACATCGCATCAAAAAGATAAAGCCTCCCAACAAAGATTTGAAGCTGCATCTGCTAAAGAGAGAGCTCTTTTGGCTAAAGAACAGCAGATAAATCAATATGTGCAAAAATTAAATAGCAGGCCACCCCAAGAGGACGCCTCTACTGAAAATGAAGCAGGTGATATGGACGACATAGTCGAAAAATATCACAGTGCTTTATTTGAAGATGATGCTGCTGAAGCAGCTCGTCTATTAAAAACCTTGTCAAATAGTGGGCGCGGTAACGCTACCCAAAATGTAGAAGAGGTTGTGCATAGGGCAATAGCGTCCTATGACCAGAGTAAAAAAGCAGAAGTTCAAAAGCAAAAGCAGTTTGTTTATCAGAAAAGTCTTGAGGAAGCGGTTAGGTCCTTTGAAGATGAGTATCCTGATATAGCAGAATCGCCAGAGCTTAGGACTGTAGCTGATAATAAAACGGTTACCCTAACACAGGAGAATCCTGATTGGA